TTGCACAAGTCCACGGAGTCAGCGTAGTCAAGGAGGCCTTGTGTAAGACCTTCCATAGTAGCTACGGAGACACGCGGATGATAGCATGGTACGTAAGGGTTAGGGAGTACAGGAGAGCCGCTCACACAGCCGCTGAGCAACGTCAGCAGGCACAGAAGCGTCGCGGGAAGAAGGGTGCGAATCCCAAGCGGCCTTGACACTGTCGCGGGTCTGGTTAGAGACTCGCTGCACTTGGAGGACACGGGCCGCTGTACGGGCCTGTGCGTCCCTGAGAGCCGCCACAGCGGTCTTTTGTTCATCGAGCTGAGTCCTTGTGTCAGATAACGTTTCTCGTGTCGCCAGTAGGCCCAGAGAGAGCCCAACAATAGCAGCCACGAGGGCTAGGGCAGCCGCAACTTTGAGTAGGAGAGCCTGCATCAGTATTCACCACGCCAGAGTTTGGCTTCAGCGACACGGCGAAGAGCCACGCCATAGCAATTATTGGAGCGGACACGACAATCAAGACCGCCAGCAAAGGACCAACGTCGGAACTGTAGCCCAGCATCATGGTAGGAGCCTTGGTTAATGAGCTTGAACATCGTGGATGTCGAGCAGTTCGTGTTGCCTACGTTAAAGCAGAAGCTCACGAGGGCGTCGAATTCATATTGATAGAGCGGAACCTTGATCGCCTTACGCACTGCATAAGAGGCTGAGCCAACGTCAGTCCGAAGGAGCTGTGCGCATTGTTCAGCCGTGTACAAAGTCCCGACCTTCATCGAGCGGTCCATGTGTCCGGTGCAAACTGTCGGGAGTCCTATAGAATCCAAATAAACTCGCTGTACCGTGCCTTCCTCTTTCGAGATAAAGCCTAGGCCAGATGCGCTTATCGCCAGTGTTGCAACAGCTACACGGGCCAACCGTTTAAGATCGGCCATGCAGTACCTCTTAGGACAGGACGCCGCCAGTAAGTACACCGGCTACGACGGTTGGAGTGAAGGTGGTGCCGGAGCCAGTGATGGTTACGCCGGTGATGGCGACACCGTGGCTCACGATTACCTGAGTCGAGACGAGCCCGGACACAGCGTTCGGCGTCTTGCTTGCAGCGTCATGCAGGAATGCGGAGAGCAGAGCACCGTCGCCAACTGCGCCGCTGGCCTTGGTGGCTTCAACGATGCTGATGGCGTTAGCCACTTCACGGCGAAGGCGCTCAGCGCTGGCGAAGCGACCGGCTTGTTTCAGAGTCTTAGCTTGCATATCATACTACCTTACGAAGTTCAAGTGCGCGTACACGCAGGGTCATGGAAGGGGCACCGGCTGTGCTCAGGTATGCCGAGATACGCATACGGAGGTCCGTTGCATCAGCGGGCATGACGAGAGGCGGGGAGCGGAACTGCCCGGACTGCGCAATGGCAGGGTAAAGCGCGCCGTCTTGGTAACGGTCTTGGTCCCAAATGCTAAGCGGGGTAGCGCCGCCAAGGGTCTGCCAGCCTGCTTGCAGGGACAGGACGTTCGTGGTTCCAGCATCAACTTCGTACTCACCGACAACCTCATAAGTATCGCCGGGAACGACCAGTGTGTGCAAGGAGATTTGGCGCATCAGGTCAATCGACGCAGCGGACGTAGCCGCAATGCCGCCGACGACGATCTGCTGCCAGAGCTTGCCGCCGACAGTCACTTTCGAGTAAGTCCGAGTGACACCAGTGGTGCCGGTTGCGTTGGCGCCGGAGTACCCGTCAGCCATTTCACCGGAGCCGCCTGTACCGGGAGAACCGGCAGTGCCAGCCAGAGCCCAGTTGGACGTGATGATGGTTGCGGATGCAGCTACACCGATGTCGTTGGTTGGATCAGCCATAGCGGTGATCTTGGTCGCCAGCGGCACAGCCCAGTAGTACGCCCCTAGGACGTTCGGGTGCAGGCCGTCGGTAGTGTAAGCCACGTTCAGATCGCCCACAGCGAGGTCCACGGCCAGCAAAGGCCAGGTGTCTACCACGCCTACACCGGTCTGAGTAAACTCAGCCAGCAGGCGCTGACGGACTTCCTTATGGTTCGCCAGTTGCGGCGCACTCAGGATCTTGTCAGCGTAGGTAGCATTGCCACGCGGTGGCGGGACCATGAAGATCACGGCAATCTCTGCGGCTAGGCAGAAGTCCCGGATACGGATCAGTGAGTCCATCGTCTGAGTGGCTGTGAGCGCCGCTGAGCCACGATCGTTTGTACCGACGTGTACGACACAAAGGTCAGTACCGGCAGCCGCCATCGCAGCGAGGCGAGCTTCAGACATCACGGACGTGTCGCCGCCCACACCGAAGTTACGGGTGTGATCGAATTTCAAGCGTTGTCCACAAGCTCGCAATGCGTGCGACAGGAAGCCGTTGCCTTCTGTACCACTGGTTGCGCTGGAGTTACTGGCGGCGATGGAGTCACCGAGGACGGCGACCTTCAGGCCAGTCGGTCGGCCCATCCACACAGCCACGATGGCAGCCACAGCGTCGCGCAGGGCGTCTACTGCCAGCAGGAAGGCTGGGACACCACTCAGGTTACCGCGTCGTGCAGCGACGGTCTGGAAGTGCGAGGCAGCTCGCGCCGCCTCCGTTCGCAGACGCTCTGCGTTGAAGAACTGCCCGAATGCCGGGAGGTCACTGGGTTTCATGGGATCGCCTTAGATTAGGTCGAGGGAGAGTTGCGGCTCAGGTGCGGACACCAGAGCACGGGTCTTAGCGGACTCAATCCGCTTCAGCTCCTTGGCACAGGCACCCAAGAACGCCTTGAACGCTACGATATGGTCAGACGGGTCAGAGCCGCGCTCAGCGGAGATACCGATCTGGCTCAGCACCTGAGCAACGTCCTTGCGGATGTTGTGCGAACGAGCGTGCGGGCCGAGCGATGGAAGGTCAGTGATGCGCATTATTTACGTCTCTTGATAGTCGAGGGAAAGCGGGACTGCTGCGAGCCATAGGCATGGCAGCGAGCGTAGTGCATTGGGTCTTGGAACATCTTCAGCAGCTCAGCCTCACGGGCCGCAGCAGCCACAAGTTCGCTGTCCTGTCCGAGAGTCTTAACCCAATAGGCAATCGCCATCGACAGTGCGTCGAGTCGGTCATCCTTGGCCAGAGCCCCACGGTCGCGGGTCAGCTTGGTGAACTGGTGAACAAGCGTGTAGAGCTGGCGCTTGTCTGCCGGGTAGTGCGAGGTACTGGCCCAGTCTTCAGCGATCACATCCTCGTCAAACACGAGTGACCCACGGGCCGCTACGGGCTCGATGGTGTCTGCAATGCGTTGTTCCTTCTGGCCTGTGTTGAACACGTCCTGTACGCTGCACAGTACGCTTGCAGCCCGCAACAGCGGGAGCAGCACCTGTGTGAACGCACCGTGGCCCATGTTCTTCTCGATGATGATCGTGTCTGGACGGAAGCGTTTGCAGATGTCCACGATCTGAGTCAGGGTGTCTGTGTCGTAGCCGCCACGGACTGCCCCAGCGTACCGGATGAAGATGTTACCGCCGAGCTGGTCAGCTACTGCTATACCAGTCTCGTCACCGTTCTTACCGCCACCAGCAGGGTCGATTGCCAATACGCGCCCCGTCGGTTTGGCCGTTTCCGGCGACACGAAAGAGGTGCTAGACATTTGGAACTTGATGGAGCCGACTTGGTACTGTCGGAGCCCCTGTGCGTCCGTCGTTCTGACGAAGTGCATCGGGAGCTGCTCGCCTAGGCGCATCACAACAACGTGTGCTGCCTTCAGCGGGTAACGAGCCATGTCGCTCAGGAGCGTACACAGCATGTGCTGTAGCTGGAAGTACGCCGGACCTTGCTTGTTCTCCTTGATGCAGAGAGCTTGGTCGTCGAGCAGGTCAGGGTCAGTGGCTTGGCCGGACTTGCCGGTGGGGCCGTAGCCTGTCCGCAGGGACGGGTCTGCTTCCATACGCCGACGGATCATAGGGGCCAGGTTCTCACCGTAGGCACCGTCCTCGTCGATACCCGGGTAACGCCCGGGCCAAATCCTAACGCAGTACCCGGAGCCCGGGAGCGTGTTGTATACGGAGCTGTCAGTCTGCGGAGTTCCAAGGAACACAGTCTTAGGCGGCTGCCCCTCACGACCTACGCAGATCGACGGGAAGTCGCGCAGCAGGTTGAGCAGCAGTTCACGCATCAGCGCAGTACGGGAGTTCTTAGCGGACTCAATGTCATCCGCAATCAGGAGGTCAGCTCGCTTGCCCTGCAAGTTACCGGTAATACCGATACATGCAACGGACGGCGATTTGTCGATCCCCTTCAAGTCTCGGTGTACGTCGAAAGCCTCTACGGAGGTTCGATCATCTGGACCGGGGCGTAAGCATTCCAGAATATCCCACGAGAGAATCATTCGGGTCACGAGTGTTGAAATCTCGTTCGCCTGTTTCCCACCAGCGGAGATAATAAGGATACGGTTTTGCGGGTTCTTAATCAAGAACCAAACAGCGAAAATGGCGGTGATAGTAGACTTCGCTTGTGACCGCTGCGCCTGCACCATCAGGTCGTTAGGGCCGAACTCAAGGAAGCATCCAATGTCTTGTTGGACGGGAGTTGTACTAAAGCCGAGGAACCGCATACCCGCTACTAGGAACGGGAGGAAGTGTTCGTACTGCTCTTGCAACAACTCCAACTGCGCATGGCGCGCAGTACGGAGAAGTTCTTGTGCCACTAGTGCTGTACACCCATGCTAAGTTGGAAGTCAGCCATTACGGCGTCCAGTTCCTGCTTGGATACGCCAGAACCTTTAAGCTCGCGCTCAAGTTTGGCACCCAGTGCAGCAACTTCTTTATCGCCACCGGGTTCGGCGGTGATGTTGTTGTCCTTCAGGAACGCACGCAGTACCGCAGCGTCAGCCGAGGTGAAGGGAACCCAGTTGTCATCCTCCATACCGAGGTCCGACAGTTCAAGTCGGCGCTCCCAATACTTGGTGAACTGATCGTGCAGGGAGCCTAAACGCTCGCTAGATGCTGCCATTACTTGCTCCTTAGTTTGTCACGCAGGTAGAACCCTGCCTGAATTACAATCCAGACAAGAGTCGCCCATTTAAGGGCGGTATCTACCGGGAAGTTCATAAACCAATCCATACCGACCACCGTAACAGGTGGGGCGTTTCTCATTGCAACGTCCACTGCTACGGTGGTAGTGTTCATTATTACCTCACAGGTGCAGTTGAATTATGCGTTCCATTTCGGCCTGTCGGACTTCAGGATCGTCGATCGTATAGTCGCCGTCACGCAGCTCATACGAGCTGTCTGTGACGAAGTACGAGTCGTGGTTGAATACTACAATAGTGCCCATATTACCTCTCGAAAGCGTAGCCATTGAGGCGCATAGTGAACGTCCCTCCAGACACGTCATTCATGAACTGGAAGCGCGACAGCGAGTCGATTTCAATCTCAAACATGTTGGATGTACTTGCAGAGATTGAGTGCGTGTGTATGGCAGTGCTAACACTTACTCCTAGATCCATCGACGCAAGCCGTACAGTGCTAGAGGCGTTGCCATAGTTAGTTCCCATGCCGAACACATGAGTAGACACGTCTGCGTATGCAACGTCACCTGCGTTAACTGTCGCTGCCGTAGTGTTAGTCAGGCCGGTTACTACAGCGAACGGCATACCGGCGATGTTCACCATGTACGCCATGCGCCCCGGTGTATGTTTGAACCTCCACGGCCCAGTGCCAGCTCCGTTATTTCGGATTGCTACGAGGAACCTGCGGCTTAAATCGCCTGTTTTACGGAATGCTGTACCTAGGTAGCGCACCGGGGCTACACCAGAAGTTACTTCCAGTCCGGCGGTGCCGTCGCCGTTGTCGAATCCCCAAATGATCTGCCAGATACTTGCCGTAGTCGCCAGTGTTACGCTGGTAGCGGCGTCAAGAGTAATCAACTTCCCGGTAGCTGGGTCCGCGAAACTTCCCGGCGATATAGTGACGAACGGGTTACTTGTGTTAAACGAGGCCAGCAGCCCGCCATGCGAGATATAGTCCCGAGTTACCAGCAGTGCGTGAGTATCTGCCGCGTTTATGGTTCCGAGTCCGGAAGTGTGGCCGTCGAGCACAGCCTGCACGTTGGTAGCGCCGCTGGTGATCTGCGCAGCAGTGTAGTCACCGGAGGTAGGGACCACGGCTCCGCCACGACCGTTGAAGCTAGTAACGGCGGACTCTACCAACGTGAGAGCCTCGTTAGCTGTGTCGTTTGCAGCGTTTGCTGTAGACGTCGCAGCCGCCGATGCGTCCAGTGCGGACTGCGCCTTGGCATCAATGGCGTTTGCAACGTCCATCGCGTTGTTCGCAGTGGTGGTAGCTACTACGGACGTATCGAGTGCGGACTGCGCCTTGGCATCAATGGCGTTAGCCACGGACAGCGCGTTGTTCGCTGTGCTGATAGCCACTACAGCGGAGGCTGCGGCGTCATCCGCATCTTGCGCGGCTGCGGCAGCTAGGCTCTCTACGGCGGAAGCGTGATCTTCTGCCAGTGCGGCGGCAGTCAATGCTTCATCAGACTTGACATTCGCAGCGTTGGCGGTGACGACCGCAGCAGAAGCAGCCGCGCTTGCGGCGTTCGCAGTAGCTACAGCAGCACCGGCCTGTGCGACCGCGTCGATGGACGCAACGTTGGCGACAACGGCAACCTCGGCAGCGAAGGATGCACGGTCAGTAGCGATCTTGGCGTTGTCAGAGGATTCCATCACAGCGTATAGCACCTGACGTGCTTGGTTGTCGAGGTCGGATTCCGATACGACTTGCAGGCTCACGAAGTCCACGAGTGGGAATTCAATGTCAGTGGCGCGGTACACGCGCAGAACCTGACCGACCGGAACAACGGTCACGTCAGTGTTGAAAGTAGTGTTGTTGACCTTAACCAGATCGACAGGAACCTGCACTTCGACAGAGACGTCGGTTGCTGGTGTCACGATCACGGCCTTTACGTCGTCCGTCTCCAGATAAGGAGCAGGGTTTCCCGGAAGATCCGGGCGAAGTCCAGCAAAGTTGATTTCAACTTGCATGACTGCCCCAGTGCCGGGGAATTCGTTGGTAGCTAGGAAGTCAGCCATGTGGGTTCCTGTGTGTGATTTCTTACCTAGAGGGCGGCAATTAATACCGCCCGCAGGCATTAGTGTTGGAGGCTATGCAGCCCGTTGGTCAGCGGAGTGAGGAAGACGGTGTTGCCTCCCGGTAGGCTCTTAACGAGCGCAGACATGTCCTGATTTGTAACGCCGCGAACCAAGCCGTCAGCGTATCCAATAGCAGGAATGTTGCCAGAGAAGCTGGACTGCCCGGATCGAACACCTGACATTTCGAATCCGCCAAGAGCAGCACCAGCGTCGACGATGTCACCAGCCAACCCGCCCAGCGATGCGTAGTTGAGAGTTGCGCGGGCCAGCATATCCGGAGCAAGGTTCGTTTTAAGGTACTCGTCACGGCGAGAGGACTCCATCGTGGAAGCGTTGAGCTGTACACGGGCAAGGTGAATAGGGATGGCGAAGGACATCTGGCCCAGCAGCAGGCCCATAGCCTTGGCAGTACCCTGATCCGCTCGTACACGGGAGAGCTGCTTGTCCATAGACACGATGCTGAAGCTGCGGAACTGCGTGAGGATCTTCAGGAACGAGTCATGCACGTATGCACCACGCTCGCCAATGAAGGTTCCTTGGATGATCTGCTTAGCACCGCGCTCGGTCATCTGCTGGAGAGCCAGCATCGCTTGCGGGTTGGTGCTTTGGCGGATGTCCATTGCCACCAGATTGCCGTCCTTGTCGAACTTGGCGAAGTTCTTGAGGTCTTTCTTCAGGTCTTTGGCAAGCTGCTCGCTGAAGCCCATGCTGCGCAGAGCTGCATCGTTCTCACCAGTACGCACGAAGCGCAGGGTCTTGTGCAGGATCTGTTCAGTAGCGCCGCGCACTTGAGCAGCGTGCAGGTAGCGGAAGCCGGTGGCCAAGGATTGTGCGTTGGAGCCGGCCCGCAGCACGCGGCTCAGCATGTCCGGGGCGTCCCGTCCAGCCAGCTCGATGTTGTCCATGTCCTGCCACGGCATGATCGCCTGATGCTCGTCACCAAGTCGCCCGCCCGGAACCTCTAGGGAGTCCAGAATCTCGTTCTTGTGCCCTTTGCGGACTTCAGAGATAAGGCGCGGCATGTCCTTGGTGAAGCGCAGCGCTGCCTGCACGCCGAGAGTGGTTGCCAAGTTGGCTGTCTCAGCGAGCTGCGGCATAACCGCTTGGCCCAGCTTGGACACGGTGGTCAGGATGCGGATGTTATCCAGATGGCGGTTCGCATTACCGAATGACTGCCCTGTGAACTCCGCGATCACCTGATCCAGTGCCCGAATCTCTTGCGCCGTTGCTTCCTTGCCAGCGGTGCTGCGGAGGCTGACGAGGTCACGCAGTTGAGCAAAGCCCTTGCGGCCTTGGATACCACGGCGGGTCAGAGTGACCTCACCGTTAACGCGCCGCGCTTGTGCCCGGAACAGCGCTACCTGATCGTTCACGAAGGCGTCAGAGAGGTTGAACTCCACGTCGTCAGTGCCTTTCAGGGTCTGGTTCTGGTCGAGGTCCAAGCGACTCTTGGTGTGCTTTGCGCCACCACGGCTGATGCGGTCAATGTACTTCTCAATGTCCTCCGGCGAGAGGTTGGTGCCCTGAGCCAGTGCGTCCCGAAGAGCGGGAGCAGCGTGTGGATCGTGGATGTTCGTAGGCACCATGCCGCCGCCGTGCGCTTCCCGGATTGCCCGGTCGATGTAGCGGCTGGCCGTTTCCTTGGCGAACTTGTGCCCGCCTGTGAAGTCCTTCCAGCTATCAGCCATCTGGCGCTCCAGCTCAGCGCGGATAGGCTCACGGCGAGTCGGGTTCGCCAGCAACCAACGAGCGTCGATTGCACGGGTGAAGTACCCGATTGAGCTGTCAGGCAGGTTCTCGCTGCCCAGTACCTTGGTGTCCTTCTGGTCACGGCGCAGGCGGTCGTAGGCAGAGTCCATGATGTCGGCTGCCTG